TAGTTTACATTTCAACTCGAGATGGATTCACCTCAAAAGAAGTATTATTCAATATTGGAAGTAGTTCTTCTAACTCAGTTTCGTTTGCAACTAATGTAGCTGAAGGAAGTGTTGAAGAAGATTTAGATAACATTCCATTTAATGCTTCTATTATTAAAGAAATATTTAAACATAATAAGAACTTTGAAAATGGATGGATTCAAATAAATCCAAAAGGATTGATTTCCTTTGCGTTTAAGTTTGGCCCTATAGAAACTTCTTATTATCTTGTAAGAAATCAAAATCAATAAAAATGGAAAATATCCCAATTACACCGTTGGCTGATCGCGTTCTGATCCAACCGATTGAAGCCGAAGAATCAACCTACGGGAACATTGTTGTTCCTGACATGGGTAAGGATCGTCCCGACTTTGGAAATGTACTTGCAGTTGGTCCTGGCCGTTACGACAATAATGGTAATTTGGTACCTATGCGAGTAGAAGTAGGACAAAAAGTAATTATGCCTAAATACGGGGCTAATACCGTAGAAATCGAAGGTGAAGAGTATGTACTCGCATCAGAATCAGAAATTTTAGGAGTTGTAAATCAATAAAATATGAGTAAAATAATCAAATTTGGAGAAGAAGGAAGAGGTAAACTTCAAAACGGAGTTAATCAACTAGCAGATGCTGTTGCTAGTACATTAGGCCCTTATGGTCGTAATGTTATTTTAGGGAATGCTCACATGCCACATTCAACCAAAGATGGAGTATCAGTAGCTAAAGAAGTTGATCTAGAAGATCCCATTGAAAACACTGGAGCACAAATTGTTAGACAAGCAGCCGTTAAAACAGGCGAACAAGCAGGTGATGGTACAACTACTGCAACTGTTTTAGCTCGTGAAATTTATAATCAAGCACTTGATGCTGTAAGTAACCGTTCGAACAATGCTATTGATATTAAAAGAGGAATCGATAAAGCAGTAAAAGATATTGTTGCTGTTTTAAAGGAAAAATCACAAGATATCTCGAATGAAGACCAACTCAAGCAGGTTGCAACTATTTCAGCAAACAACGATACTGAAATTGGTACTTTGATTGCTACTGCATTTGAAAAAGCAGGACGCGAAGGTGTTATCACAGTTGAAGAAAGCAAAACACACGAAACTACACTTGAAGTAGTTGAAGGTATGCAATTTGACCGTGGTTATAAATCACCATACTTTGTTACAGATAACGGTTCAATGACTTGCCAGCTTGACGAACCATATATTTTGATGTACGATGGAAAAATTAGTGCTGTAAAAGAATTGTTGCCTATCCTTGAAAGTGTTAGCCAGCAAAACAAATCACTCTTGATTGTTGCTGAAGACATTGACGGTGAAGCACTCGCTGCAATGATTGTTAACAAAATGAGAGGTATTTTGAAGTGTGCTGCTGTTAAAGCACCTGACTTTGGAGAGCGTCGCACAATGATTTTGGAAGACATGGCTGCACTTACTGGTGGTATTGTTATCTCAAAACAAAAAGGTATGAAGCTTGACAAAATCAGCTTTGAAATGCTTGGAAATGCTCGTGGTGTTACAATCACTAAAGAAGAAACCACAATCGTTGATGGTGCGGGTGATGAAAAAGCAATTGGTGCTCGTCTTGAAGAAATTAAGAGCCAAATTGAAAAAGCAGAAAGCAACTATGCCCGTGAACAGTTACAACAACGCCTCGGAAAATTAGCAGGTGGTGTCGCTGTAATTAACGTTGGTGGTCATACTGAAACCGAAATGAAGGAACGTAAAGACAGAGTTGATGATGCTGTTCACGCTGTTCAAGCTGCTATTGAAGAAGGTATTTTACCTGGTGGTGGTCACGCTTTGTTATGTGCCTCTTATCTGGTTGAAAACGATACCCTTAACGATGCACAAGAAATCGGTTATGAAATTGTTCGTAAAGCAGCTCGTAAACCATTCTACCAAATCCTTTCAAACGCAGGATACAATCACGAAGATTGTATTTGGTTGAGTCTTGAGCTTAAGGACGATTTTGAACTTGGTTGGAATTTAGCCACCGAAAATAAAGTTAACATGCTTTCTGAAGGTATCATTGATCCAACTAAAGTTACACGTTGTGCTTTAGAAAATGCAGCATCAGCCGCAAATACACTCTTAACCACAGAATGTATTATAGTTGATAAGCCAGAAGAGAAAAAACCTACTGAACAAGCTATGTTCTAATGGATTTATTCGTAGAAAAATATAGGCCACAATCACTCGAAGGATTTATTGGCGACAACACTGTTCGCGAAAAAATCCAAGAGTATCTTAAAGAAGGCACTCTACAAAATTTACTATTGTTTGGTCCAGCGGGGACAGGAAAAACCTCGCTGGCCAAACTAATAGTAAAACAGTTAGGTGCTGATCATCTCTATATCAACGCTTCAGACGAAAGGGGAATCGACACAATCAGAGATAAAATTATTCCTTTTGCTTCTAGTATTGGATTTAATGGATTAAAAATAGTTATATTAGATGAGTCAGATTATCTTACTGCACAAGCTCAAGCTACACTTAGAAACGTTATGGAGTCGTTTTCGAACTCGTGTCGTTTTATTCTTACCTGTAACTATCTTGATCGTATTATTAGCCCCTTACAATCTCGTTGTATGGCTTTTGGGATTACCCCTCCTTCTAAAAAAGAAGTTGGACAACACCTCCTTAATATCTGTGATAAAGAAAATATCACATACACCAAAGAAGATCTGGGACAAATAATTATCACCCATTATCCTGACATTAGAAAAATCTTAAATACAATTCAGGGTAGCCTTAAAGGTGGTAAATTAGTTCTCGATTCTAAATCTCTTAAAAACACTGAATTCGAAAATCAAGTAATTCAGGGTCTAAGAAATAAAACCAAAATTAATGATATTAGACAGATTATAGCAGACAGTGGTGCTACACAGTTTGAGTCTCTATTTAGATGTCTTTATGATAATGTAGAAGAATATACTACAAATATTGGTGAAGCAATAATTATTATATCTCAATATCAATACGAATATAGTTTTGTTATTGATAAAGAAATCTGTGTAGCAGCAATGTTAAATAAATTATTAAAATTATGAGTGTAAATTCAAACAAACAACGATATGAACAACTACAAGAATGGTATAAATGGTTCAATAAAAAATATAATCGTTATGATAAACTTAGGTTTAAAAAACCAACTAAGAAAAACTTTTATGACTAATGCAACAACAACAATTTAATATTGACTTTTCTCAAACCACAGCTGTCACATGTGATGAATGTGGGCATGAGCATTTTGTTCAAGTAAATTTAATGCGTAAATTATCCCCAATGTTATCACCAACAGGACAGCCCGCATTAATTCCTGTTCCTGTGTTTGCTTGTGCTAATTGTAAACATGTAAACGAAGAATTTCTTCCTAATGACTCCCTTTGATTTTTTAAAGTTAATCCATAATGATAAAAAAATCAAGTGGGAAGATTTTAATGAAGATGAACAAAAATCTTGGAATACTTTTATTATAAATAAAGGACTGAGTTTTAACTCAGATTATCTAAATATTATAAATAATATTCAAAGATATACACCTACTAATAAAGAATCTTTTAGATATTTACAATCTATGACTAAAAATTATTTTAAATATAATAAATGGATTAAGGGAAGTAAATCTACTAAGTTTAATAAAGATTTAATAGAAATTATAAGTGCATATCTTGAGTGTTCACATCGTGAAGCCGAAGATTACTTAAATATTTTAGACATAAAAGAAATTAAACAGCTTTTAAAAGTTATAGGAATACAAGACAGTGAAGTTAAAAAATTAATGAAAAAATGATAGAATTTACTCCTGAAGACGATGCCGCAGTAAAATGGTGTGAAGAAAAATACCCTGAACTAACAGCAGAGTATAAAAAAATTATGATGGAACAATATATTTTGTTCTGCAAAAAACATCGAAACTATGGTACTTCAAATATAAATGTAGGTACCCAATTAGAAACGGACGCTGACATCAAACTATCACTTACAGGCTTATGGTTTAGAATTAATGATAAGATTAATCGCCTTAAAAACTTAGTCGTATTAGGGGAACCTGATACAGTAGGAGAATCAGTAGAAGATACGCTCAAAGACCTTAGTGTGTACGGAATTATAGGCCAAATCGTACAACAAGGTAAATTTAAATGATTTTAGAAAACATAAATAACACTGTAGTTCCAGAAATGGATTGGGAAAAATATAAGATGGTTTCTTATACCCAATTCTCTGCTTGGAGTGAATGTCCCCACAAATGGAAGTTGATGTATATTGATAAACATCGCCAACCACCAAACATTCACTTAGCGTTTGGTTCTGCTATACACGAAACTCTTCAAGAGTACCTTGATTTGATGTATAACAAATCAATTAAAGCAGCTGACGAATTTCCTATTTATGAAGACTTCCAAGAGCGTTTTATGAAAATGTACGGCGATTACAAAGAACAACTTGGAGAAAATTTTTCGACTAAAAAAGAAATTATTGAGTTTGTAAACGATGGTCTTGATATTTTAGAGTTCTTTATACAAAGACGTCAGATGTATTTTTCAAAACGAGGAACCCAATTATTAGGAGTAGAAATGCCTATATTAACTCCACCACACGAAAAACACCCTAATATTATGCTTTATGGAAAACTTGATTTAGTATTTTATGATGAGGATCTTAAAAAAGTAAGTATTTGGGATATTAAAACATCAACTCGGGGATGGACAAAATGGGATAAAGAAAATAAAATTAAACTAGCACAAATGGTGCTATATAAACGTTACTTTGCAGAGCAATACAATATCCCAGTAGATTCGATTGACTGCAAGTATTTTATTGTAAAGCGCAAAATACCCAAGGATCCTATGTATCCAGCAATGGCTTCACGTATTCAAACATTTGAACCCTCGTCAGGTAAGGTAACTATGAATCGTGTATCTAAACAACTCCTTGAATTTATTGAAGATTGTTTTGAAAACGATATGTATCGTATGAAGGAATATACTAAATTACCTTCAGACAAAAACTGTAAATGGTGTCCTTTCAATGACAAACCTGACCTCTGTAATAAAAAACATTCAAGCTAGGATATTTCCTTTTATAATAGCTTTAAGCGCTTTATCAGTTTCGGCATCCGCAGCTTTTTATTCAGTTACAGGATTGAGTAAATTATTTGCGGGTGCTTCTACTGAGGTATTTATAATGGCTGCTTCCTTAGAAATATCTAAGTTAGTGATAGCTTCCCTTCTTTATCAGTATAGAAAGACCATTCCCCGATTGTTAAAATATTATCTTACAATCGCTTGCGTTGTCCTTATTTTAATCACTTCAGCTGGTATTTATGGTTTCCTTTCAGCAGCATATCAAGAAACAGCTGCGTTAGCAGGTAACATAGATGCTCAAATCGCTTTAGTTGAAACTAAACGAGATAACGTTAGAGACCAATTAGCGGTGTATAATGCGGAAAAAATCACCATTAATGGGGCAGTATCTGATTTAAGAGCTGGTTTAGCTAATAATGTAATACAATATAAAGATTCAGAAACAGGTGAAATAATCACAACTACCTCATCGTCTACAAGAAAAGCATTAGAAAAACAACTTGACCAAGCTATAGATAGACAAACTGAGATTAATTCTCGAGTAGACAATTTAAATGAACAGCTATTTAAATATGAAACTGAAATAGTAGAAATCAGATCAGGTAGTGAAATAGGAAGTGAACTTGGCCCACTAAAATATTTGGCTAACTTAACAGGGCTTGGTATGGATAAAATAATCAACTACTTATTGTTAATCATAATATTCGTATTTGATCCTTTAGCAATAGCACTTGTAGTTGCAGCAAACTATGCTTTTGAAAGACTAAAAGAAAAAAAAGTTATGACAGAAAAACAAGAAGAAGAATGGGATGAAGAACACGCTATGGACATGGTTTTAAATGATATGGTTGAACAAGTAAGTGATGATTTATTTGAAGAATCAGAACCGAAAGTTGTTGAAAAAATAATTTATAAAGATAACCCCATATTAGAACATCCTAGGATAAAAGAAGCAATAAAACATGCTAAAAGAGCAGGGGAACTATAATTTTCGTATATGTATAGATAAACATATACAACATGGCACTAAAACTTACATCCGTA